ATCACAAGATAAAAAAATCTATAATGATGGTAAAATCAACTATACCACTAGGTACATTCAAAGATCTTATGGGTCAGTTCGTCAATCAACTATGATTGATAAAGAAAAAACATGGATATATAAGCCTTCTTTGTTATGGGAGGTCGCTGGAACAGACTCTACAAAAACAATAAATGAGTTGGCTTCTAAACAAGGAAGTTATGTTCTTGGTGCTATGCCATTAAACTCTGATATAAATTCAAGTTTACCTATTGTAATTAATGGCATAGTTACAAATAATATAATTGATCTTGGTGAAAATATTTATTGGCTAACAAGATATAATGGCTACCTTTATTCTAATGGAGAAGTTATAAGGTATGATGCAGCAGAATTTTCTATAACTGGAGTTGGCAATGTATGGATTAGCAGTAATCAGGAGTACCAAAAATATTTTTCATCATTGCCATTTAATGGAAAAATATATCCCACTGGTCTAATAAGAATATATTCAACACCATACTACGAAACAGTTGATGGAATTACAAGGCTTCAAAATGGTCCAGTATTAGACCATGGGCGTGGTCAATTTGGAACTCAGGTTGTATCCCACTCATCTGGTATAAATAATTACTGGACAAATAATAACTATGTTCGTGGCGTAGAAATGGAAACAGAATATCTATTTACTACAACACTAGACGAAGACATATCCTTACCAGAGACTTCTTTGGGAAATGCTGGAGTTAGCAATACAATTGCAAAACAGTCAACAAGAAATAGCATAATTAAAAATTTTATGGCAACTAACTATCTTACTGAAACAGATGTCAATTCATTAAAATCAACTCAATCGGGAACTATTCAGTCATCTGCTTTGGTTTTCAATGGACCTTCTTTTAAAACAACAGAAAAACCATTAAACTTTGTTTCATACACCTACAAACAGTTAGACAATGCATATAAACACTTTGGAACAAGAATGAGAATTGTTGGAAAGATTGAAAATAGCATTTCAAGAACACAGACACCAAATGGCAGTACTCCATATTATCAAATATCTGGAAATCAACCAGATCAAAATATTAATATTGGCGGAGGAAGTGGTGGATTAGCATTCTTATTAAATTCAGAAAACAATAATGGATATTATTTTGAAATTATTGCTTTGACAGAAGACAATATTACTTCATATTTAAAGTTAGATGAAAATAATAAAGCAGAGTTTTCAATTAATAATATAGTTTTTTATAAAATAAAAAAAGAATCTTCAAGTAATAAAGCAATCCCAGTAAAACTTTGGGGTGGATTAACAAAAATCTTGGTTGACGATGGTAAATTTAGCGGACTGCAAAGACTGTCTGGTGAAGAAAATTCAACCGTATATGATTTATCTGTAGAATATATTGACATTGGCAACATAAGAAGATTTTATTTATATATAAATAATCAATTAATTAAAATTGTTGATGATAAAGACCCGCTTCCAGTATATAATAATATGGCTTTATTTGTTCGTGGTTCTTCAAAGTGTATGTTTGAAAATATATATGCATTATCTGAAAACTATAGTCAAAATACAGTTTTTACAGTTAATGAAACTTTGGGTCAGGTATTTGGAGACAATCAGATTGACGCTACGGAGTCATTTAGAAAATATGCAATGAGTGGTGTTGTTCAGTCAACATATCTATCTGGAATTAGTGCCCAACAGCCACCAAAGTATAATATTTACTTTGAAGAGTTTGGATCTATAATGCGTGAATGTGCATACTTTGACATTAAATATGATCGTGCATATCCAGCACTTTATGCAAAACTCTCTCCTACATTTAATAATGTAAAAGGATATACAACTTCAGGATTTTATGCCGACTCATATGGGGCAGAGTTTTTAATATTTAATGCTACAGATAAAGCGTTAAACTTAGATGAAACAACTGGAAATTTTTTAAGAATTCAGGGTATAACATTTACTCAAGATACAACACACGAATTAACTGTTGATGAATTTTTTAAGAAAAGAAGCAATCTATCAGACCCAGAACTTATTGGAAATACATTAACATATTCTCCGTTAGTTGAAAAATCAAGGTATGATGAAATAAGACTAAGTAGGCTTACTTATGGTAAAAATGAGTTTAGTATAGACAGTACTTATATTCAAACACAAGATGACGCAGAGCAAATGATGAAATGGATAATAAATAAAATTATGGTTCCTAAAAAATCTATAGGAGTAAATTTGTTTAGCATTCCTACGATTCAGTTAGGAGACATAGTAACAGTTGACTATAAAGATTCTAGTGGTTTAGACTTAGTTACAAGTTCTTTGTCTAGGTTTGTTGTTTATAATATTGAATATTCAAGATCTTTAGAGGGTCCGTCAATGACAATATATTTGAGTGAGGTGTAAAGTGGGATATGATTTAGAAGACGAATTTATTAGACCAGATTCAAAACTTGCTATTTTACAAGAACAACTTAGTCGTACTCCATGGAGCAAAGAAATAAAAGACCAAATAGACAAAAGACAGATGGAGATAATGAAAGAGCAAGGCCTTTCAAATGTTGGATTTGGATATGGTGGATCTTTTATTCCAGGTGCTGGTCAAGGAATTGGAAAAACAATTTTACAGCCAACTGGAGAGTCTGGAATATTCACAGCATCTAAAATAACTTCTGATACATCTAAAGATCAATATGGAAGGCAAGATCTTTCTATTGTTGAAACTAATGATCCTGCAGCAAAAGGAATGCCAAATTATAACCCAAATGCAACTGGTTCAAAAAGAGTTTTTTTTGATTCATCTGGAAAACAAATTTCTGCATCTCAAATTGCATCAACCAGCGTTGGTCAAGGCTTTGCAGCAGCGGGATGGGATATTGGATTTGGTCCAGGAATGGTTGCCCCAGGCGTAAAAGCAGATACAACAGCAAGAGAAGCATATTTTGCAGCAAAAGAATCAAGCGTTTCTCAATCATCAAGTCTTGTTCAGACACAAACTGAACAACCAAAGGTTGAAGCAGTTCCAATTGTTGCTTCTTTTATGGCATCGTCATACAGTCCGCCACCACCACCAGCAAAAACAGCACCAATAGATACAGTATTGTTTGAAGATTCGGGAATGTCTATTGAAATAATGACAGACCTTATCTTTGAAGATATTGGAGGTCACGAATTATTAAATATTTCTAGAAATGATATAATAAATGGACAACAGGTTTCGTATTCTCCAATTAAAAATCTTGGACTAATACAGCAAAAATATAATCCAAACAATATATTAAGACTGCAATCAACTTCAGATACTTATTTTGCTAATTTTTCAATTAAATTTGAAGACAAAGTTCCATTAGAAGGAAATGGTCCAGGTGGAACAAACGTTTATATTGAAGAAGCAACTGGAGATTTAATTATTGAGACTGTTAATATGAATAATGATGAACAGATAGAGGTTCAAATTGCTATAAATGGTACAATATATGAAGCGAACTTTGGAGAAACTGTATCATGATTACAAATAAAGGTAAGAGTATAATAGGAAAATATATGCTAGGTCAGGCTCCTGCCTATGCGTCATATCTTGCAGTTGGATGTGGTCCCCAGCCATTACAGACAGAAGATGTTGCTGATGACTTTGCAACAAAAACAAATCTAGACTTTGAAATGTTTAGAGTGCCAATTTCTTCTAGAGGCTTTATAAATGAAAACGGTATAGATAAGATAGTCCTAACAGCAGAACTACCTACAGAAGAAAGATATGAAATAACTGAGGTAGGTCTATACTCTGCAGGGTCAAATCCATCTGCTGGTGCTAACGACAGTAAAACTGTATTTTCTTTTGCACAGGGAGAAACCTGGGTTCATCATACTGCAAATGCAGCATCAGCAATACCAACAGTATCAGTTCCTTTAGATGATCCAGAAGATGATAATGTTATTGCAACAGATGGAGTGTTTCAAACAAATGCAGATAACTCTATCTTTTATAAAACAAATCGTCTTGAAAGATATGAGCGTGCAAGGTTTTTAAATAATACAATATTAATTCAGGGAGATGACTCAGATTTAAGTTTAGATGGCGGTGGTTCTGGCGGAGTTGACCATATTGTTATTGAGCCAGGATCAAACCATATACACTTAACTGCACCAAATGTTGATTTTTCTAAAAACTCTCCAACAGACGAACTAAGGTTTGCCTTTTCTTTGGTTAATAAAGATGGAGATTCTGTAGCAGTTCCAGACACAATTAGAATATTGATTGATTTTGCAGGCACGGATGTTGCAGAACCAGATGTGTATGCAAGGTTTGAAGTTGATATTGAAAATGGTTTTGATGGATATGACTTTGAAACAAATAGATACTTTGTAGTAAAGAAGCAATTACAAGAACTGTACACAACTCAAAACTTTACATGGGAAGCAGTCACTGTTGTTAAGATTTATGCTTGTGTTATTGATACTGGGATTAGTGGTGGACCTCTTCCATCATCTGATTACTACATTGCTTTAGATGCAATGAGACTTGAAAATATTGCAACAACAAATCCACTATACGGCTTAACAGGTTATTCAGTTATTAAAAATGATACTTCTACAACTATTATCAAATCACCGAATACAAGCAATTATATTGAATTTAGATTTTCTATTGGTGTAACCTAATGGCTGATGCAAATATTAAAAAAACAAGGATTTTAAAATCATCATTGCCACCAGTTGATTTTGATACTTTAAAATATAATACAAGATATAGAGTTATTTCTGAAGATAGAAACAGAACTTCACATTGGTCTCCAATATATAATTCTGACGGTACCAATATAATTGGAACAACTGGCGCACTTTCAATAAGTGAGGAAATAATTACAGCAGTATGGGGAGACGAAAACCTTCATCCAGCATATGATGTATTTGTTAGTTTTGATGGAAACTCATTTTTTTGGCACGGTACATCGGCAGTTCACTCATACTCTTTTTTAAATGAAGGAACAACAACTGTACGTGTAAAAATACAACTAGTGTCATCTAAAAAACAAATAAAGGCAGGATTGGGAATCTTTGATTCTGGATCACAACCTTTGATATAATCTAATAGGAGGAATAAAATGGCAAAAGTACCACTACCAGAAAGAGGACAACCTCTTGATGTTACATATATTTATCAGTTAGCAGAGGCGGTAAATGATCTTTCTACTTCTATTTCTGATGCAACATATAACTATACAGATGTTGACGTAGTTGGAGCAGAAAAAAAGAGTCTAAAGACTTCAGACACAAAGTTTGTTGGAAAATATAAATCAATTGCAAACAATGAAACAGTAACTGCAGGTCAAGAAAAATCTTACTCTGTAACATTTTCTAACTTTAAATTTCCTCCAATTGCAACCGCATCAATTGTAAACATAAGCGGTACGACTGCTGGATCAGACACAAGCGTTGTAATAACTTCTATAACAACTTCAGAGGTTCAGTTTATTGTAAAGTTTGGAACTTCTGGAACAGCCTCAGTTGGGGTTAACGTTATTGCAATTGGAGTGCCAAACTAATATGACTTGTAAAAGATGTGAAGGAAAGATGTTTGTTGATAGAATACATTCAAACATAGATCACCTAGAAACATATTGTGTCAAGTGTGGAAATAGAAAATTTTATCATCCACCTAGCGAATCTGTGGAGGGAAAATGGTTACTGCAAAAGGAAAAATTCAGAGCGAAGCATATAATAGCGAACCTGTAATTTCTGGCGGTAAAAAAATATGGTTTCTTAACGGTGATCTGGTAAGACTACATCATAGTTCTAGATCAACAGGAATGGTAACTGTTTATAATATTAACAAAGATAGGTTAGAGACTTGTCTTCGTTCTGATTTTAGAAGAAATAGAAAACGAGCATACACAATTGCAGAGACTGCTAAGTTAGTTAATCGTCATAGAAAGTATATGCCAAGATTAATAAAACGAGGAGTCATTCCTCCACCAGTTGGATCTAGCATTGATGGTAAAACAGGTTTTCAAATAAGAGCATATTATTCAGAAGATCAGGTTAAAGAGATTTGTGCTATACTTGCAACTATACACATTGGTCAACCAAGAAAAGATAAGTTAATAACAAACAATATGACTCCTACAAGCCAAGAGTTGACAAGGCGAA